AATACGTTACAAAGATGACGGGAATTGGTATTAGCATTCAGACAAATTGCCTGAATGCTTTTTATTTTGGAGGGGACGAAGATGACTGATCCAAAAGTGCCTAATGTCAAGGAGTACGCCGATAGCTTGTTTATTGATGGGAAGGAAGTTCCTGGTATTCTTCTTGATGAAGATGGGAACACTACCACGAAAGCAAAGATTACCGGGCCTTATGTACAGGTGACAATTACCTTCCTTGCAAGAAGTTACCATCTGGACCCGCATAAGAGAATTCATGGCGATGGTTATCAATTCAAGAAGAAACCACTGTATAAACGCTTATTTTCTCAATTGAAATCTAAATTCAAGAGAATCCTTTAATGACAAGGGTTCTCTTTTTTCATGATTAAATTATTGGACTTTTTACTTGCTTGCAGTCCTTAAAGAACAACCCGGAAATCACAGTCCACCGAGACTATAAACTGAGGTGTTACATGGAAGATAAGTTTCCAATGAATCTACAATTCTTTGCTGAAAATCCAGCCGCTGGTGCTGATGACGCTTCTGATACTGGTGCACCTGATGAAGCGGAAAATAAGCAGGTTGAACCTGGCTCTGATAATGACCAGCCTAAAACTTTCACGCAAGAAGAAGTGGACAAGATGGTCCAAAAACGCATGGCACGTTATGACCGAGAACATCAAAAGGAAATTGACAGTGCCAAAAGCGAAGCGACTAAGCTCGCTAAGATGAACAAGGACCAGAAGAAGGATTACGAACTTCAACAGGCCCAACAGAAGGCGCAGGATGCCGAAGCGCAGTTAGCCCGTTACCAGTTGCGTGACACAGTCCGCAAGCAGTTGGTCGATGGTGGGTTCACTCCGGAAGAATCTGACATCGACCTGGTTGTTACTGCTGACGCTGAAACCACAAAGCAGAACGGTGACGCATTGCTGGCAATGGTGGAACGGATTCGTAACGATGAACGTCAGAAGACATTATCAGGAACGACACCAAAGGTCAGTGGCACACAGGTAAAGGCTCCTAATGCACAGGAGTTCATGAAGTACAGCTACGACCAGCGGATTAAGTTGAAGCACGATAACCCAACTCTCTACTCACAATTAGTTCAGCAAACGTTATAGGAGGTTATAAAATATGGCAAATGAAATTACTACAAGTCCAGAAATGCTCGACCCGGAAGTGCTGGCGGGCATGGTGTCAACCCAGTTGACTGCCGCTCAAAAGTTTACTCCGCTAGCACAAGTAGACAACTCTTTACAGGGTGTTCCGGGTTCAACCATTCAGTTCCCGTCATGGAACTACATTGGTGATGCTCAAGACATTGTTGAAGGTGAACCAATTGAAACGTCTAAGCTCACCTACGGACAAAAAGCCGCTACTATCAAGGAAACTGGTAAGGGTGGTGCAATCACCGATACCGCTATTCAAGTTGGCTACGGCGACCCGCAAGGTGAACTGGTTAAGCAGTTGTCAATGTCAATGGGTAACAAGCAGGATAACGATGTCCTTGCTACTTTGAAGGAAGCCACTCAGACAGCTAGTGTTGATCCAACTGTTGATGGCCTACAAGAAGCATTGGATACCTTTAACTATGAAGACGACAATGCAACGATTGTTCTGGTATGCTCACCAAAGGCAGCCGGTCAACTTCGGTTAAGTGCCACTAAGGAATTTACTGGAGCTTCTATGCTCCAGAACCCAATTTCTACTGGAGTTTATGGTGAAATCCTGGGCGTTCAGATTATGCGTTCTCGGAAGCTTAATGCTGACGAAGCATATCTTGTGGTAACTAACGCTTCTGATGGTCGGCCAGCAATTAAGCTGTTGACGAAGAAGGGCGTAAACATTGAACCAGAACGTCATGCTTCTGAGCGGTCTACTTACTACTACGCTTCTGCAATGTACGCTGTTTACCTTTACGACCCAACTAAGGTAGTTAAAGTTACGTTCAAGGGCGTCACTGGTCCTACTGGCACTACTGGTGCACCTGCTGATGTGACTAATGACCCAGAGCCAAAGAACGTGCCAGAAGATAAGCGGGTTGGCCGACAAAAGAAGTCAGCTAAGGCTGCTGCACCAAAGGACAGTGGCAAGTAAGGTGATATAAATGGCGGACCAAGTTAAAAGCGACTTGGATAATCTGAAAGTCATGCTCGGCATGACCGGGAGCAATGATGATGTGGAAGTCGATGAACTTCTTAACCTCATTCTTGATAATACGGCCATGCAGTTGAAGTTTAAGACTGGCACCAAACTCTCTGGGAGCGTCCCAGAGGAGCTTAACTACATTCTTATAGAAGTAGCCGTTAAGCGGTATAACCGGCTTAAAAACGAGGGTATGACGTCATACAGCCAGGAGGGTGAAACCATCTCCTTTGCGGCAAATGATTTTGATGAGTTCAAGGACGATTTGAAACGTTGGAATGAGCAAAACAACGCTGGCGTATTGGAAACGGTAGACCCGTTCCGGAGGTGATAACGTGATTTTTGACCGATACGTCACTTTTCATGATAAGAGCAACCGGAAGTATGACCCGAAACAGCGCAAGTATGTTGGTGACGATACCAAAGTGGTTAAGCTGAGGGCCAACGTCACTGATTTAGGCACTGAAAAGAGCGTTCAACTGTTTGGTGATTACAAGCACTGGGCATTAGTCATCAGATTGGGCAAGGAACCACCGGAAAAGTGGTCGTATTTGACCCTTGATGGTGATTCTAAAAAGTACGTGCTTAACACGATGAGGAAGCCGTTAAAATGCTACACGTTGATTGTGGGGGAGTCAGATGCCTAAAGTCAAAATAGAACTCAAAGGGATTGACGCACTACAGCGTGAGATTGAAAGTCAAAAAAATTTGGCACCTGTTAAAGAAGTAGTTGCTAAGCATGGGGCCTTATTAAGAAAACGTACGCATGCCGAAATGGGAGTGGCTTATGTTAGAGGATATTCGACGGGAGCAACATCCAGATCGGTTACTGATACGTATACTAATGGTGGTTTAACGGTAATTGTGGCACCAAATACAGAATATTTTGCTTATTTAGAATATGGCACACGTTTTATGGATGCTAAGCCGACATTAACACCAGCTTTCAACTATCAGAAAATTCAGTTTATTAATGATTTGCGAAAGCTAACTAAGAAATGAGGTGCGGAATGAATTACGTACCTGACCAAGAGCTGTTTGACTATATGTACAGCGCCAGCCAGGAGATGGGCTTCGATACCTACGACCATTTACCTATGCAGTCAGAGAATGCGGAGTACCCATTCGTTAATATTGGTGATGTTCAGCAATTGAATATTGCTAACAAGACTGCGATTGGGGCTGAATTGCATATTACCTTGAATGTATGGGGGAATGCAGAGAGCCGTTTTACGGTGTCTCAGATGAGCGAGAAGTTAGCAGAATTAGCCAACCGAGTGCTCATTACTGACCATTTCCGGTTTGTTGGCCGGCCTAGTCGAACAGACAAACAAATAATCACTGATACGAGTGTTCCCGATACCGTGTTAAAGCATGGCATTGTAATGCTCGTTTTTAACTTAGGATAGGAGGTTTTTAACTTGCCAGTAAAGAATACAGGAGTGCAGTTCCTGCAAGGGTATGATACCTTGCTCCTTGTCCGGCCACTGTCAATGGCCCACAAGATTCCTGCCGAAGTAATCCCATATCAAACTTCGTTGTCATTCGATCCACAGCGTGATACCGATACTACGCAAACTAAGGGTGGAATCCTACCAACGACTGCGGCACTTGAAACGGACCTTGAAGTTGAGTTCGTTAACAACATTAGTAAGGCGGCCGACTGGTTACTTGATTCCCTTCTGAATGAAGGCGAAATCGAAGCATGGGTAGTTTACCGTAAGCGTGTTAACAGTGAGGGCAAGGTTTTTGCTATTTATATGCGTGGTAAGGTTACCGAAGATAGCAACGACAACGACCCGGACGACAACTCAACCCGTGACGTAACGTTCACCATCAGTGGTAATCCACAATTGGGTTGGACTAAATTACCAGATGACATTCAAGCCGAATTGGCTTACGTCTTCCGTGGTGTTGGTGTCATCGAAGGTGACGAGAAGAACGACGGTACTGACGGTGAAGGTACTCCTTGGAACAAAGAAACCGATACTGGTGCTGGTACTGACCCAGACGAACTCGATAAGCAGTCCAAGCAAGTAAAACCGTAGGCCTAGTAATCAAATAAGTCGCCTACGAAATAAACAGTACGGGAGGGCGGCTACTATGGAGGTTAAATAATGAAAATTAAAATTAACGGCAAAGAGTATGAACCCAGCTTTAACATGAAATTTGTTCGGTTGCTGGACAAGCATCGAGGAATCACAATGGAAGTTCCTGGAGCCGGTAAACAGCCGTTTGGAATGGCGATGACTCGTGTAGTGCCTGCGCTGAAGACTTACGATGCAGGGGCATTATCGGATGTTATTTATTATGCGTTATGGAATGCTAGTCCGCGGCCATCGCAAGCAGATATTGATGCCATGA